TGCGCTGCTCATCGAGCACCACAACCAACTCTGGCTGCTACATCCGCAGCGCGGCCGACACGGTTCTCTTCCAGGGCGGGGAGGTCTTCGAGGCGATCTACCAGCACCGGGTCGCTTCTGGCACCGCCTCTACCATCCGCATCGGCTTCATCGACACCGCTACCTCCGCAGACGTGACCGATGGGGCATACCTGGAGTATGCCGCTGGCGGCTTGGCGGCGACCTGTAAGACGGCGAACAACTCCACCCGTACCACCAGCGCGACTGTCCACACCGCGACGGTGAACACTTGGTACCGGGTTGTGATCACCCTCAATAGCGACGCCACACAGGTGACCTGTGAGGTCTTCAACGACAGCGGCACCAGTCAGGGCAGCCAGAGCAACACGACCAACATCCCTACCGCCAGCGGTCGCGAGACCGGGCACGGGTTCATCTACACGAACTCGGGCACCACGGCCGTTCTTGGGTTCTATCTTGATTGGATGGCGGTGTGGTACCAAGAGCCGTTGACGAGGTAGCGCGATGACCAGCGTGGGGCAGTGGGACTGAGATGATCCAATACGAAGCGTATAACTTCTTCTATACCCTGGTACAATATCTATGTCTATTCAAAACGTAATTACGCCTACGTGGAAGTATTATGAATATGCACATCTTATCGGCGGGCTAGACACATCGCTGCCGAGTCATTATATCGAGAAGCAGTATACGCCGCAAGCGATCAATGTTGTATTTAGGAATGGGCGTGTAGTTATTGATTCTGGATATAGGCGATTGGGAACTGATGAGCATACTGGACTGGAGCAGTTCCTCCGCGGCGACGCACGGCGCTTCTTTATATACGAAACCTCCGTGGGAACGACCACGCTTCTATGCGTAACGGATAAGAGTCTGTGGCGCTTGAACAATGCAGGCGCGTGGGAGCTGGTCTCTGATAGTACCAGTAACACATTGGCATCTGGAATAACAGGTGGAAACCTACTAATCACGCTTACCGACGCGACGAACTTTGCCATCGGAGATGTAATTGCGGTTACTGACAACGATGGGAAGACGCAGTATAGGCAAATCACTGGGAAGTCGGTAAATCTACTTTCATTGGATACCGCACTTCCGAATCCATTCGTGGCAGATGCAGGAAATGTAGTGTACAGGGGACCACGGCTTACCGGGACTGCAGATGACCAAGTTGTTGATGTGCCATTTCCTGCGAATGGTACGCATCTTTTCACCAATGGAAAGGACCCGATTCAGGTATATGACGGGTCTACATGTGAGGCGCTGGTTACTACTGGCGTTACGCTTACTGCTGTGAAATCCCTGGTGGTATTTGCGAATGCACTGGTTGTTGGCGGAATTACAGATGGTGGTACTGTATATCCGAGCAGGGTTAGGTGGAGCGATACTGGGGATCCGACAGTGTGGAATGCCGGCACGGCTGGGTTTGAGGATCTGGTGGATAGCCGGGATCAGATTCTTGGGATGTATAAGCTTGCTGCGGATACGATTATCTATCGTACACGGTCTATAGTCCGGATGGAGTTCCGCGGAACGCAGCTTCATCATTTCTTCTTCAGGCCGACTATCGCAGCAGATTCGCTTGGGCCAAGTGGCACAGGGGCTGTTTCCAGGAATGCCATTCTTACCCTGTCTGATAGTCATGTATTCGTGAGCAAGGATGGAATCTACGAATATACAGGTGGGTTTGAAGTGCGTGAGATCACCCCGCGTGTATTCCGTGGTATCTTTGATGCAAATGGGGAACTGGATCGCGAGCGGGCGCACAGGGGGTTTATTTATCTCTTCGACCAGTACGATGATATTTATTTCTTTTACCCGGATGTAGGCGCGACGAATCATTGTAGGCGAGCGTTGGTCTATAACATCTCCAGTCGTGCGTTTGGATACAGGCAGTTTGCACGAGAGTTGAGCGGGGTTGGGCCGCATCTTTCCAGTACCAGTATTACTTATAATGACCTAGTCGGAACCATGGCTGAGCAGACATGGACAGCTGCGAGTAGCTCTGTAAGTGGCGAGATTGCAACTGTAATGCTCGGTGGACGGTCGAGCAATGGCTTCTCGTATGCGTTTGAGTACAATTACATCACGCCGCAGGAGGACAGTGCATCCATCTTATGGGAACTGCACACCAGGGATGAGTCGTTCCTGGACGCGCCGCAGCGATTCAATAGGTTCTCCTTTTTGATGTCTGGGCTCAGTGTGAATGTAGACGTTAGTACAGATCGTGGAGCGTCCTTTCTCTCCATTGTCTCAGACGCAAGTCCGGGTGGTGTACCTGGTATAGTACGAGGCTTCCGCGACTTCACCTGTGAATATATGCGGCTGCGATTTTCCGGTTCAGGTGGTGGTTTCAGCGTGGAGCAGGTGGTCGCTCAGTACAGACCTGCGTATCGTTGGTAAGTACCGATCAAAATCTGATCATGAGGTGATCCAATGGGACTCTTTAGTTCTGATAAAGAGAAAACGAAGGTAATCGATCCGAGGACTCGCGAGCAGCAGCAGTTGCTGAAGGAAGTAATCGGAATGATTACTGGACAGCTGCGAGGGCCGCAGCCGGCCTTTACTGAGGAAGCCCCAGGATTTCAGCCGTCGCAGCAGTCCTCGTTGGCGGCGTTGGAACAGATTGCAATGGGTGGTGGGCCTGGTGGGGAGGCGTACCAGGCATCTGGAGCAGCCCTGACGAATTTGCTAAAGACGGCTGGTGGTGGAGATCCTACGGCATTCAATGAGTACTTCAATCAGGCAGTTCAGGCACCCGCGCTGGAGGCGTATAGGGAAGATGTACTTCCGGCAATTTCCAGAGGTACAGCAGAGAGTGGCTTCTTTGGGAGTGCCCGCCGCGAAGCCGACGCGAGGTCTTCGGCAGAGTTGATTGATGCGCTTACACAGGCACGGGCCACGGGAGCGTACCAGTCTCGTGAGGCGGGGCTGAATCGATTGGTAGATGCGTCCAGGGCTGCACAGTCAGGCCGGTTGACAGATATTGAGGCGTCTAATGCAGCGTTCGCTGCGGCGGGCGAGGAACGGCAGGCGTTGCTGGAGCAGTTCGCTGCGCGCCGCGCAGAGTTCCAACGACAACTTGATGAGCTGTACAGGCGGCTTGGGCTAGCTGGACAGGTTGGCACCAGCAAGACCTTCGATGTTATGAAGCTGTTCGAGGGAGGTGGTATGGAGGAGTTGGTTAGTGGCATTAGTGATATTATCTCTTCTGCGGTAGCGAAGTAGTCATGGGCTACCGTGGCAACAGGGATGACTACGGAGTACGCAGTGCCCTTGGAAGCATTGCGGATGTGATTAGGCATAATAAGAAGGTGGATAAAGAAAGGGCGAGTAGACAGCGCGCTATTGAGATTCTGTCGGCACTGGATGAGCCTCCAGTAAATCCAGACTTTCCAGAAATGGGCCAGAATCCAAATAGGCTCACGCCAGATGATGCGGAAGAGCAGATCTTCGGTATCAAGGAGCTGGATCCGTCACTTCAGGCGTATGTACTACAGTCCATCGAGCGCCGCCGGGATAAGCAGGATACCCGTGTGGATGAGCTAGCCAGACAGATGGCCATCGCAAAGCGGGCTGGAGATGATAATTCACTGGCGATGATTGGTGAGACGGCGCTGAGAGAGCTCGGACCGGAGCTGAGCAATCGCGCCGCGGCCAGGATGAATGTGCATTACAGTGAACTTCAACTGAATGAGCTACTGGCAAAGGAAGCTGAAGAGCGTATTGCTCGTAGGCAGGAAGCTGGAGATGTGAGGGCGGAAAGCCGAATGATCGAGCGAGAGCAGCGGGCTGAGGGTCGAGCTGAGGCCCGCGAGCAGCGAGCGGAATCGCGTATCTCTGGGCGGGCGCTGACGGCTCGCCGCGTGGAGGATCTGGCAACCGCTATTGGCAATGCCAGAGCGCGTGGAGACCGTGGAAGTGCGGATGCACTGTACCGTCGAGCAGAGGCAGCGGAGGATTTTACACCTGATGAATTGCAGGCGATTGAGGAAGGTGCAGCCGCGGCAGAGGAAGAAGCTAGGGCACGCCAGGCACAGTTTGTATTCGAGCTTGGAGAGCGTGTACGAGCCACTGCAGATCCACTGGACCAGTTGCTTCGCAATGCCTTTGGTGGGGTAGGCCAGCCTGGTGCCACTGAGCAGCCTGACACGGTGCGGCAGCCAGCTCAGGGAGTTGGCCCATTGCTAACTCCAGAGCAGCAGTATTCCAGGCAAGTATTCGAACAGGCCGTAGAGCTGTTCAAGACAAGGTATGGACGGGACTATACTGGAGCTGGCGCAGAGCCGGAGTTGCTCCAGATCATAATGGATGGAATCTTAGCAGGGGCAACAAATGGCTGATCCATCGTATGAAGCATTCATTGCGAAGCAAAAGGAGCGTCCGGCTGGCCCTGGTGTACCGGGAAGCTATGAGGAATTCATGGCTAGGACGCAGGCGCGCCGCTCTCCAGTGGAGATGGCACTTACCGGAGCCGCGAACGAAGCGGACCCACTGCTGGCGGATTCGAAGTTCTTTGACTCCGTGAGAGCTGGCTTCACGCGCAGCGTTGCAAGTGCAGATCGCTACGGGGCGCGACTGGCTGGGCTGCTGAATAGCGGAGCAGATAAGCTGGCTGCGCTTACCGGACTGGATAAAGGTGGAGCGTTTCAGCAACTGGAGGAGTTCTACGACGCACGCAGCGCCGGGTTGCTGAAGCATGCTGAGGAGATCATGCCCAGTGCAAGTCCACACCTGGCAGATAAGATTGGGAATCTGATTGGGAACCTTCCAGTGAGTCTGCTTACAGGTGCGGCGGCCATAAAGACAGGTGGACCAGTACTAGGCCTGGCTGGGCTCGAGGCGCTTTCCGTTGCTGATAAGGATCTGTTGACCATTGGAAAGCATGCAGTAACGGGAGCGGCGCTTGGGAAGTTGATGCAGGTATCGCAGGCCTTTGGCCCGGTGAGCCGCGTTGCCTTGATGGGCGGCGTGAGCACTGGTGCCTCGCTTGTCAGTGGAGATCCATTGGAGGATGCACTGCTAGCGGGTGCAACCTCCGGGGCGCTGGCACTGAACCCACGGGACTTTCTGAAGCTAACACGCAGACACAGGTCCATGGTAGGGCAGATTGATGACTACCTGGGAGATAAGGTAGATGACCTGGGCGGGATGGTGTTTCAGTGGCAGGCAGGCCGTAATGCGAAGGCTAGGGCTAATCCGAATTTGACCTCAGTACAGCGGCGGGCCCTGCTAGAGGATGCCGTTTCACTGCTGGACACCGAAGGGAAGCGGCTGAAGTTTCTGGCGGATACAAAGGCGGCGTTTGCAAAGGGAGAGATCAAAGGATCTGATCAGTTGCTCGAGCTGTGGGTGAATTCACTGCTGAGTGGTCCGCAAACGTGGGCTGTGAACGGAATGAGCAATGCGGCGACTGCACTGTGGGATATTCCCAGGGCGTATACAGCTGCCACGATTGGCGCAGCGAAGGCCGGTGGAAGGGCCGTGGTGGACACAGCACGACGTGTCGCCGGAAGGCAGCCCGTTCATAGGGCAGCTGTGAAGGATCTATTCTCCAGGTACCGGGCCGCTGGCAGCGACAGGGTAACCTTTAGGGAGGCCAATGCCAGAGTGGCCGGATTGGTTACTGGAATGAAGGAGGGACTTACGGCATTTGGAAAGGTAATGGCATCTGAATTTCCTGGTGATGTTACGTCGAAGATTGAGTTGCCAAGGCAGCGTACATTGCCTGGACTGTCAGGACAGGTTGCTAGGACAGGTGGCCGTGTGCTCATGGCAACGGATGAGTTGTTCAAGGTAATCAACATGCGAGCTACGATCAATGGGCTCGCCGTGCGGCAGGCACATATGGAACGGTTGAGCGGACGTGCCGCTCACGCACGGGCTGCGGAGCTACGGCTGCGCCCATCGAAGCAGATGAGGGAGCTAGCCCTGCAGGATGCCCGTGTGAATACCTTTACCAATGAGCTGCAAAGCGGGAGCATCCTGGCTTACCTACAGCAATTCGGTGAGACACATCCACTGGCAAAGGTACTGGTGCCCTTCTTCCGCACACCGACGCAGATCTTCCGCCTCGCCGGGCGGCATGTGCCTGTACTGGGAACGTTGGTATCTGAGGCGAAGAAGGAGCTTGCGGCTGGTGGTGGAAGGCGTGATATGGAGCTGGCGCGGCAGACCCTAAGCGCAGCCGTGGCTGGTACAGTGGCAACCATGGCAGCGGAGGGACTGATTACAGGATCAGGACCGGCAGATCCAGAGATCCGAAGGGCATGGCTTACGTCAGGGAGACGGCCTTTTTCATTCAACTTCGGCGGCGAGCAGGTATCCTACGCGAGGATTGAACCGCTGGCCTCTGTTGTTGGCCCGATAGCTGACATGGTAGATATCGCAGGGCATCTGAAGCCCGATGAGCGGGATGAACTGGGTGCGCTATTGGTGGCGTCGCTCAGGAGGAATGTGGAGAATAAGACCTTCATTTCAGGATTGACAGGCGCGCTGGCCGCGATTGATGACCCCGAGCGCTTCGGCGCGTCTTGGGTACAACGTATGTCGGCGAGTGTAGTTCCATCCGCATTTGCACAGGCTACTCGCCTACAGGATCCCATTCTTCGTAGGGCGGACTCTATCCGTGAGCGTGTAATGTCGAGGACGCCTGGATACTCGGAGCGGCTCCTTCCCAGGAGGAACACATGGGGTGAAGCTGTGCAACTGGATCGTGGCTTCGGCTTCCCGATGAGTCCACTGTTCAGCAACCGGCTGCATCCAGATAAGGCAACGGAGGAAGTACTCAGGGTCGGAGCCAGGTTGGTTGCGCCAACTGATAGGTTTCGCGGAATCCAGCTTGACCCAACGGAGCACGATTTGCTGTTGAAGCTGGTAGGACAGACTGCAAAGTTGGCCGTCGACGAACTAGTCAATACGCAGCAATGGAAGCAGTTGGAGAAGTCGCCTACACTGCAGAAGAAGTTGCTGGAGCGGGTATATGGAGATGTGAAGGAAGCCGCTGGAGATCAGCTTGTTTTGCAGTTGTTCAGGGGGAACGATCCACGAGTGACACAGCTGGATAAGGTGCGAGATAAGTTGAAGATCTTCCGTGAGCTCACCGGGGCTGTAGAACAGGAGCAGATGGACAATCCGCCGAGTTTGATGAAGCGCGTTATGGGGTTGGAGTAATAAAAAAGGGAGCCCACGGGCGGCTCCCCTTCCGATCAAATTTTGATCGTTAGTTACACATCATCCCATTCTTCATCGTCATCTTCCTCCTGGTTCTCACCCTCTTCTAGGTCCTCTTCCTCTTCATAGAGGTCTTCCTCAGGCACTTCGTCAACATCTGGAAAGTCAGGTGGCGTGGACTGGGCCCTTTTTACCAAGGGTCCGCCGCGCCATTTGTACGTGACGTCGCCGGTCTGTGTGTTTGATTCCCGAGTAATCATCTGCATGGCTACAAGATTCTCCTCAACGATTTCCAAGGTACGGATGTCGATATCATAGTACATCAAGCGCATTACTTCACTGCGGGAGGACTCGCCGCGTTCGCGAACGAATTGGAGAACAGCGTCTGTTTGTGTGGAGAAGGCAGAGCGGCCTACGCTGGTAAAGACTCGTGGCATGGTTTCTTCAGCAATGAGCATCATCTGCATGGCACGGTCAAAGTCAAAGTCCGTTATTAGCAGATCGTCTCCACGGGAAGCGCTTGACGCCATGGCGATTTTCTTTATATGTGTAGCTCGCCGGCTGATATAGCCGGAGAAGCGTGGGTCTGCGATTGGTAGTTTACCTCGTTGGATTCCCTCCTCCTGTGTACGGTACCAGTTTTTATACTTCGAAAGGGCCTGTGTGGTGAAGGTATATTCGCCAACTAGGGCCTTTATACATTCTAGGTCATGTGTGATACTGTCGCGGAGCTTCACATCAATGCTGATTTCATTCGGGTCTTCAATAATGGCACCCTTCCGTTCCTCGACGATAAACATGATACGGCTGGTAAAACCGCCACCTACGGCAGTGATAGGAATCATAACAGGAAGCCAGTCAGGAGCACTGCTTGCAAGGATATTAGCGCATATGCCAAGAACCTCATTGGTGCCCGTACCTTTGGTTTGGTAGACAAACTTGCTACCAGAATCATACCATTGAGTAAGCCAAGATAGGAAGGTAATATCCCCTTCGCCCAGGAATACGGCAAATTCCTCAAAGACTCCACTAATTGGACACTGGAGGCGAATACCATTATAGTTGAAATTATGAAGACCATTTGCGATTGTCTGGACAAGGGCCTGCCTCGTGACTGCATCGGAGATCAAAGGGATGTTTACGGATTCAAGGAACATCCGCGCGATCTTCAACGGCTCCGACTTACGCACACCGGATGGGCCGATGAGGAGGATGTACTGGTTCGGGAAGATCTGCGTATGTCCCCATGTGATCCAGCATCTACGTTGGAGAGTGCCTGCTATAACTGAGACTCCTGACCAGAGATGGAATGAACGTGGAGATTCTGTGTTTTTTGTGTACTCCATGTATGCCGCGAGAAGGTCATTGCATTTCCGAGAGGGCATGCCACGCACCTTCGATGTGCTCTGGCGTGAGATGTTTGATCTTCACCATGCCGGACTCCCCCCAGTTGAGGCCAACTTTGAATTCACGTTTGAGCATAAATTTCCTATTGTGGTATTCCAGCGGAATTTGGAACTGTTCATCGATAGCACGGATCGCCGCAGTGAGATCAGATGCAGAGCTGAAGATGCCCTGCGAAGCAAGTGAGTCGTGAACGTTGGCGGAGATGGTTACCTGCGGTACGTTGTGATAGACACCCTCGATGCCAAGATTGGTAACGCGTCCAACGGTGCTTTGTGGGATGTAGGAGAACGCCGCCATAAGCGTGTCCATGTCCAGTTCATCGTGGAAGCGGCGCTTCTCACCGAGGCAATTCTTCAGCGTGCGGTCAATCAGGAGGGCCTGCTTGATGCCGCGCTGCATGTGAGTGATGCCTGGGTATACGTCGTAATAGGCCAACCGGACGCGACGTGCATCGGTTACCTCCATTCCGTTTTCAAGAGCGAAGCGGTCGATACCCATTCCGTAGTTGAGGCCGTGGTTTGACTTCTTTCCAGCTTGCCGCGTGGACATGGTACGGACGAGGAAGTAGGAGGAAAGGGGCCAGTGAGATAGCTTTCGTTGGCGGATGTGAGCGATCTCATCAGGGTCAGTACTGTGTCCTATCAGTGCGTCTTCTTCACGAATGAAGTCGGGCGGCGCGCCTGATATGAGTTCTCCAGTACGGATATGCGGATCAATGCCTGTTTCAATAACCTCAATCATGCGAGGCTCAGGGGCAAAGTACGCTACAACAACCCATTCAGCCTGGACCAAGTCAACTTCAATTAGTACGGATTGCATCGGGTACCAGGAACTGCTTGAACGCAGGTGGCAGGTTTTGGAAGTTCATCCCCGTACCCCATACTGTTTTGGAGCTGCTGAGGCGGCCAGTTACAGTGCCACGGATGTTGTAGAAGCAGCGTAGCCTATCATCAGGATCGCAGTCGATGTCGAGGTAATTTGAGAGGAGCTTACGCTTCCCACGGATTTGCTGGACAAGACGGGCCTCTAGCAAATTATCCCGGCGGATGATACGGGCCAGTGCCTTGTCGTCACAGGTTGGAGACTTTGTCTTTCGATTGATGTATGGCTTTAGACCTTTGATCCCGTAGAAATAGGATACGCATTGCTTTGGGGAGAGTGGGTTGAAGGGTCGTTCAGAGACTTCGTCCAGTTGCTTTTGCAGTTCTACCAGTTCCCGTTCGACTTGAATTTTAGTCTCAGCTAGTCTCTTCCTATCAATGCGGATTCCGTTTAGCATCATGAAGAGGCAGGGCTCCAGGGCGCGCATTGTTAGGTTGTATGTATGCATGAAGTCCTGATCAGACATCAACTCCGGCTCAATGCCGTTGTTCCAGACTTCCAAGCAGCACGCCGCGTCGCGAGCGTTATAACGCCAGAAGCGTTCGTAGTCCCCGTCAAGGCGAGTCCACTCTTTCTTATCATCCTTGTAATACGGCTCGTCAGTGTATATGGAGCAGAGGAAGTCCAGCCCAGCTGGGAATTCTGGATAAAGAATACGCTGACCAATGTATGAGTCAAGAATGCGTCCCCTGGTACGGATGTGATTCTTGAACATCAAGAATGAAATGTCGAATGAGACAAATTGGCCTACTTTCTCAATTGAAGGATCTTCCAGGACAGATGCTATGGAACGCCATAGCTGAGCCTCCTGAGTTTCGGTGAAGTGATCCCAGGCGAATGGGATGGACATAGCGAGGAGCGGGTCGGCAGCGAAGCTGATGCAGCTTACCTGGTGATTATACACTTCAATATCGAAGCCAACACGCGATGCCTGCTTCATTTCCTTCAGGAAATCCATCGCATCCAGGAAGGATGGACCTACAAGGAGCGTGCGGTCTGGCCGCTGTATGCCAGGTTGATGGCTATGTCTAAGCGCCTTCTTGAGGTCACTGACAATGTGATAACGCCAGAGGTAGTTGCCGCCGCTTCGGGCTCCGTATTTGTAGGAAAGAGTTGCTGCTGGATGGATAGTAGGTATCGCCTCATTGCCGGGGAGCAGTGTGCAGGGGAGAGGTGATCCACGAATCTTACCAATTGGTCTACTATCTGATGTTGCTGCTGTTGTGGCAAGTGCTCCAAGCGGAACGATAATGTTAGGCGTTGCTCGTGCTTGGATGAGCCGCGCCTTGAGATCCTCGGCAAGCATGAGTCCACGGCCGGTAAGACCATTTTTCCCTCTGAATTCCTTGACATCTTGGATAGGCTCCCGTGACGTATTTACGATGTAGCAGTCGCTGCGCACTATGCCAGCCTCGGTTAGGAACCGATTGAACTGCTGACCAGCAGGGCCTACAAATGGGCGACCCTGGATTACTTCCTGGGACGAAGGAGCTTCGCCGATGAATAGAATTGGCGCAGACGGGCTGCCTTCTTCATACGGAGATGTTTGCATGGTGGTAACTCCGAATCAAATTTTGATCACGACTCGGCTTTGACGATGGCTAGTTGGCGATATTCCTCGCTGATATCCCATCCGATACAGTTCATGCCAGCCTTATGCGCCGCGCGGATGGCGACGCCACTGCCTAGGAATGGGGAAAGGATGCGGGCACCGGGCTGGCAGAAGGTGGAGAAGAGCTCTTGCATGAGTGCCTCAGGACGCTCAGTTGGGTGGCTCTTGTCCGCGTGGTATACTGGAGTAGCCCGGAATACGTTAGAGCGACCAGGCTTGGACAGTACGGGACGGCCCTTATAGCAGATGAAGAAGGGCTCCCAGCTATTGCCCAGGTGATAGTCCGGTTGCATAGTTTGCCCATTTATATCCTTATTCCAGATGCCTGGAATTTCGTCAACTGAGAATCCTGACTTCAGCAGGCTGCGGCGCACCGTCTCCCAGTTGGTTGGCCCGAACCACCAGATGCACCAGGAATCAGGCCGGAGGAGACGGTAGACCTGTGTAGCTGCGTCGATGGTGAAGCGCTCGTAGTCCTTTTTAGATACTTCACGGTACTCAGACATTTCCTCCTTGAACATCTTCATCGTGTCGAGGTTGATGCCGTATGGAGGGTCAACTTCGGCGAAGGTGAAGACCTCCACCTGATCCATTTTGGACATTTCTGCGACTGCGTCGCCGAGGAGGTAGTTGGCCGATACTACCTTTGCCAGTGAGCTGGAGCCTTTATGCTGACGTTCATTGAGCTCACGAACAACGGCCTGTTCCTTTACCCGCTGCAGAGCCTTCCATGCAGCGTCTTCAGTTTTGGCATCCTTCAGGTCAGGAATGGCCTCCATGGCTTTGGCCAGCTGCAGATGGCGGTTGAGGCCAGGTTGGCTCTGGCCCAGGAGCGCAGCTGTTTGTGCCTGTGACCAGCCCTTTTCCTTTGACTTCAACTCGTGGATGTGCTGCTCGAGCTTCGCCCGTTCGCTCCAATGGAGGTCCTTCCGACAGATGTTTTCAATGAGTTCGATTTCACGAAAATCAATTTCACCGGATACTTCTCGGAGGATGACAGGTACGGTATCGAGGCCGAGTTCAATGGCACTGGTAAGGCGCCGATGGCCTGTGAGCAGGCGGAGGTCAGGTGTGCAGGTGATAGGCTGGATGATTCCCTTTTCCTTTATAGATGCCTTTAGGTCATCGAGGCTTCCGAGGTCATCACGGAAGCGTGAGCCAATGTTGATTTCCTTCGGGTTGATATCCAGGACATTACTCGGCATCGAGGAGTTCCTTCAGTTGATCTTTTGAGAGCGTAGCGAGGAGTTTTTGGATAGTGGACTTGGTCTTTGCACTGTCTTTGGCGGCTTTTTTCTTGGCAGCCACCGGAGCACGTTTGTTTATCTTCCGGTCACGGCGGATCTGTCGAACGAGATCTGTAAGTTGCTCGTCGGACATCGACGTGAGATCGGGGAGTAGCTCGTCCAGTTTGCTCATTCTTCACCTTGGTGTGTTGGAGTAAGTGTGATCTCCCCAGTAATGAGCGCGCCAACGAAGTGTGGCCCGCCTTTCTCGAGGCCGGCGATCATTAGCTCAACCATGCAGCGTAGCGCAGCGGCGCGCATACCCCAGGGGAGGAGGTCCTGGAGCTTATCAAAAGCATCATCGTCGATTTCGAAGGTTAGTCGTTTCAAAGTAATGGGGCTCCTAAGGAAGTCCCGTTTTCGCCTCCACGGACGGGACCACTCCGTGTCATGCGCCTACTGTGGTAGGTAGAGGCTATCGTGGGGGATTAGGAAGAACGAGGCAACTGCAGCTTATTGTTCGTTTCGCCTTCGTAGATGTCCTGAATGAGACGGCAGCGGCCCGTCGCACCGAGGAGTTCCTCAGAGTCGAAGCCGGCATCGTCCCAGTTCACGCCGAAGACCTTCAGGAAACGCTTGACATTGCGGAGCATGAGCTTCGCTGTGCGTGGCTCATTGTTCCAGTCATTCTCGTTCGGGAAGGCCATTGCGTGGAGGACCAGCTTTGCGTCAGGGTAATCAGGATCGTCGACTCGGAGGTTGACCTTGATTACCGTTCGGCCCTTCTCCGAGGTGTATGGCTCACCAACGGAGACGATAGAGAGGTCGTAGTCACCCTCCGGGACTGCGCTCTCCTCCGGGACATCATCAAGGCTCTTACCGACATTGATAAAGGGCATTTGCATTTTCCTTCTTGTCTTTGTTACGTTGCGTTACTTCATACAAAACCTACCGATCCCCTGACCGATAGGATTCTTCGACCAGTCGATAGTTACGTCTTCGATTGGCTGAAGGCCTTTGACAGTTGTGCGGACGCTTGGATGCATTTTATCCTGGATCGTGTGCGCCTGCCAGATGGGCTTGCCTTTTTCACCAGTGGAAACTTCTAGACCATAGATCTGAGAGAAGCGCATTGGGAGGCGCGTGCGGTTACGACCAGTCATTACCAACTGGGCATAGGTCTTGGCTGTAGTCTCATCCCGCTGGATCTCAGTATGTGCGGTGCAGTATAAATTGGACTTGAGATTGGTAAGGGTACGGAAGATGTTCTTGAACGTATTCATCTCAGCGGCGTAGTCTGCCTGTTCGGGCTGCTTACCGAGGCGGCCATTGATCCACTGAATACGGTCCATAATGATCTCGGAGAGTGTGGTGCAGCCGTCAATAGAGATCCAGTCATACGCATCGAAGAAGTTCTTCTCGAGACGCTCGTCGAAGTCGGCTTCCCAGTCAACGTATGTTTGCGGTGTGGAGTTGCGACGCGGCTTATCCGCTTTTCCCGCGGCGAGTGCGACAACAGCCAGGTTTAGGTCTTCCTTATCTGGAATGAATGGAAGAAAGTCGACATCAAATCCCTTTAGCGTATCGACTGAGTTCGGGTCGAAGATGTAAGCGAACTTTTTGCCAGGTAGGGTAAGGAACTGGGCTGTTTTGCCCACGCCAGCTGGGCCGATGCAGAGGATCTTTGGCTTCGTGACTTCTGCATCCTTCGCATTCTGGATGGCTTTGAGTGGCATGATTTATCTCCTGTGCCAGGGTCTAAACTGCTTGATCTGGTCAACGGAGGGGAAGGTGCCTGTGAAAAGGAAGGCACGGTCGTCGATGTGAAGGTGGCAAGGAATTAGCTGAGTTGGCCACTGGATTTGGGAGAGGACACCTGAGGCTCCCGACTCCCCCATGTAGGCGACGAGCCAATGCCTGAGCCAGGCCTTCATTGCACTATGGTGTTGTGGATCTGTCGCGCCGCGGCTGGTTATGGCAATGTTGAAGTAGCGAACGTACTCGCAGAGGGATTGCATAGCTCCCGCTGTAGGTGCATCGCTTATGACGCCAGTGCCCTGCCAGCCGTGCCGATAACTATTCAGGACGCCGTTGAAGTCGAGAGAGATCGTCAGCCGCTGGGTTGTGGTCAAGAGCAAGCCCCCCTATATCCATAGCCTGCATTAGGTGATTCTGTAGCTCAGTCATTTTGTCTTTACTTAGGTTTCTAATTAGGCTGGTAAAGTGCACAACGGCCATTAGCATAGCGCTGATGTATTCCTGATCCTCGGTGGACGTACCAGGCGGGGGCTCGAAGAGTGAAAGCTCAACCAGTCTTGTTCCATTTGCAGTTATGCACACACGCATTCCGTGGATGGACTGGATAACTGCATGGAGGTCTACAACTTTCATTTGCTCACCTCGGGATCTTGGCTAAGGCCAAGCTCAGCAATGCGGTTCTGTTCGAATGGAGACCACTGCTCAACGATCATTCCTTCAGGTTTCCCAACGGCCAGGGGGTTTCCCTGCGTCGCGCAGATGTCTGCGTAGAGACAGCAGCGATTGTAGTCCCAGCATGCGTTTGTGTTCCTGGGGAATACTGGCAGGTAGTGCGTATCCTGGTACTGGGCCAGGCGCGCATGCTGAGATTCAATCAGGGCAACTTCCTCACGGGCTTCGACGAGCCAGGAGTCCAGCGTGGAGGCGTGCTTTTCAATAGGAATCCAGTCGAATACATCATGGCGCGTTTTCCACACTAGCGCAGCATCAATAAGAACGCCTTTGAATTCGGCTCCGTATAGCATATGCGCCGCGAATGCGTAGCCGTCAACCTGGCTGTTTGGGCTGAAGGACTGGGTGAAGCCAGGAGCAAAGCCCCCATCTACGCGGTATTGGGAGCTTGTCTTGTGGTCAATGACCCAGACCTTTCCACGCCACCTTACCAACTTGTCAATGCGGCCGCAGTAGAAAAGTGTAGGATCCTCAGGATCCAGTGGCACTACGAAGGGCTGTTCGATCGCGAGAAGTTCCATTTCACCACTGAGCATCCTGCGCCTGTCCGGGATGTAGTTCAACAGCATCTCGGCCGCAGTGTCTGGAGTGCGATATTTGAAGTCGGCCCATACTGAGGGATCAGATTCGCCAGGATGCGGGAAGCCGCACTTTTCATACCATGTATCTGAGAAGGCATGAAAGCCTGCCCGTGCAATTTCCTTTGTTTCCTTCTCCCCAGCATGGAAGGCTGCCCAGACAGCATCCATTGCACTGTGCCAGCTCAGGCCAAAGCCGAGCTCAGGTGACATACCAGTTCCAGTCCAGTGCAGCACATGCCGCATGAGGTACTTCCGGCGGCACTGTTTATGGGCACTGAGCATTGTGTTGTCGTAGAAGCGCATGATTATTCGTCCTTTCCAAGGTGGTCGATTGAGAGGGAACGTTCAATGTATCTGTCGCGGCGATATATCAGGAAGTTCACGCGGCCAAAGCGGCGCGCCATGATCGCTGTGCAGATGCAACAGAGGCTTGTGAGTGATGCAAGGAGGATATAGTCATCCCCTATGGCATCAGTCATCGCAAGCATGGCATCTGAAGCGTACTTGTCCATGTTGAATTTGTCTACTGTTCCCGTTGTGATGAAGACCAAGTCACCAAAGCGAGTTGCGCTACTGTAATCATGGCCTGATTTATTCGGAATGTAGACACGAGGGCGTCTGTTATTCATCTCCCAGGGCCTCTTTGGACGCAGCAATGAATTGGAGGGAGGAGTCCTTGATGCGTTCCGTGATGGCGGCGAGCATGGAGTCCAGTTTGATGAAGATTCCAGTTAGCTCCTTTACCTTCTCCGTTACATCCATGGTCTCCCTTCCACCCATGGCGAGGGTGACACTTGCTATAGGTGGAACCATCGCATCGAGGGTTTTTTTGAGTCCATCCGTATGCCCGCTGCAGCGTGCGCCGTATTGCATAAATTCAGCAAAGGCAGCGGCAAGCTCTATATTTATTCCCTCGGCGACGAGAAGCTCCATTACGCTCTTTACCAAGGATTCTTCAGACTTAGTCATTGTGTGTTTCCATTCTGCGATGCTGTGGATGTAGATGTGGATGTGAAGAAGAAGGCCTGCCAGGCAGGCGAGTTTCCAGCCCTGCCCAGAGTTAGTTTTCTCGCCATACCTGACAGGCCCCATTCTGTCCTGGGTTGGGTTAGAGCTGACTGCGCAGCTCCTCGAGCAGCTGTGCCTTCTCCTCCTCGCTGAGCTTGGAGAACAGCTCTGCCGCGCGCTCCGCCGGCGAGCGCCCACGGGCCTTCACACCAGGCACCCAGTTCTTCACGGCCTGCTGGATTCCGTCAGGAGTCCAGCTTTCCTTCTTCATCTGCGTGCGCAGGAATGACTGGAGGTCGATAATGAGCGAGGCCCTGTACCTGCTCATCACCACGTCCTCTCCGTAGCGATTGATCGCGTCCTGGATGTTATCGTCCAGCTCGAAGTCAACCGTAACTTCAGGACCATCCGTAATCTTCGCCGAGACCTTTTCCATGATAGACATTGCGTGTTGTTCCTTTGTTTGCCTGCACTGCAGGCGTGTGTGACATTTGTTTGTTCTGTGCATGCCCTATGCATGCGCTGTGTAGTGGCGATCAAATTTTGATTGCCGCTAATTGTGAATCTGCATTATGGCATAAATGGGAAAAGTTGTCAATACCAATTTTTCACACTGGACAGGGAGTGAACAGGGACGGAGGGGGTGGGATTCAAGGAACATCGCGACATTAGCCAGGTGAAAGCTGGGCCGTTCGGCCCCAGTTTACTGGGTTATGTGCAGTCCTTGCCCCTCCGCCCCTGTTCTTTATCCCCCTCCATCAATTCAGGTCGTGCTCTTTGGAAGTGATGGCGCGGACATTTAGATACGCTCCTGGAACTGGGCGAAGCGCCTGTCGAGGAGGATGGAGGCCAGGACCGGTGGGGAGAGCAGTGTAGGTGACGGGAGCTCTGCGAGGAGAATATGGTGCGCGCGGTCGAGGACTGTGCATTCCAGATGTGGGTCTGTATTGAAGCCGATTATGTAGATGCAGTCCGTTGGGTGGTGGAAGGTGGAAGACTGGATCATTCGCTGCCGCATGGCTTGGTTCAGCCACCAGTGGCGCATTGTTGACGTGGCGCAGACGAGTGTGGCACTTTGTCGCAGTGATGTGAGGAGTTTATTGTAGTCAGTGTGAAGGTGGATGGGCCAGGTGTATTCGATGTTGTAAGCACGAGCGATGCCTTCCCATTGGTACTTCTCGATGTCTGAGGTCGGAGTGGGGTAGCAGAGGCCGAGCATGGTTAGGGTTCCTTTGATTTGGCTTAGAGGGAAAGGCGGTAGAGGACACGGAGACAAGTCTGGCATGTGACTGGCTCTGATGTGGAGGTGAAGAAGACCATATGACGGCGGCAGGCAAGGCCTACGCGGCCAGTAGGCCATTCCAACTGGACGTGGATTTTCTCTCGTTGTGTGTTTCGTAGGCCAGAGATGTGACCCTTGATCTTTGGAGTTGTCATTAGGGGGCTCCTAGCTTGGATTGGCCCGCGGCTAGTGCAGCGGGGCTCTGGAGGACTTCCTGTTCAATAGAACGGATGACTTCGAGGGCCTCCTGCCTCGGCCATTGGTGCTTTGGGAGCTGGGCAAAGGCAATGCAGATGGCTTCGCAGAGGGCTGGATTGCGGTCTGTTTGCGCCTCGCGGACCAGGATGTGTGTGCGAGCAGTTCTTTTTACCCACTCCCAGTCGGCTGTTTGGTACTGCGACGGGTCCAGTGCACCTGGGGCAGGTGGTGGGTCCTGTGCAGGTGGCGGGACTGTGAGGAGCATTGTGTTGAGTTTTTTAGTTGCAGCTTCCTGGAGCTGGGCGTCGATCAAGTCCTGGAAGGAGCGATAAATGAGCGCGCGGCGCCTGTCTTCAGCCTGGTACGCGCGAAGGGCGCGCTTTTCCTGCTCCTCAGGGGAGAGCTCTGCGGGGGCTTGGTTATCTATGAATATTTCCCACTCGACTGATACGTCTGGGAGTGGGTCAATGCCGTGCGAGGCGCGCTCGTTGTTTACAGCTTCGAGCATACCAAGGCGTGCGGCGTCTGAGAATTCTGCATACGCTAGTGCATCGGGACACCAGTTGAAGCCAGCTACGCCCGTGCGCTCCTTTAGGCTCTTTCCCGGCTTAGGGACGGCTAGCAGGTCACCTGGAGCATTTTGGTTTTGTTCAGGTGCTGGGTCTGGATAGGCCTGTTTGTAGCTTCCTATCTTCCCGTTCGGCCATGGGATCGCGCTATACCGGCGGCCTGATTTGATTAGGCTGATGACAGGCTGCGTCGTGGAGCATTCACGAGCAATGTAGTGCTGCAGGCGGCCCTCGGAGATGAGCTGCTTTATCCTGGCAACGGTGGAAGGGGGAAGGTGTGTTTGCGCTGGCATTATTTGTGGTCTTCAATCAAATTTTGATTGGGCCTGTGCCTTCCTTTCAAGACCGCAATGGCAAGCTCCAGGTAGCCGCAGTTTGCGCAGCTCTACCACGGTTTCTGAGACTGTGTCCATGACGTTCCTTCTGTGTTGTTTGTGAGGAAGAGGTGGATGGGCCTGTCTGGTGGGAGCAGGGACATGAGGTGGTTGAACGCCACGCGGCTGGAGATTACGGCCCAGCTTCCGCTTACAATGCCGAGCCGTGTCCCAGGTAGGATACAGCCGGATGTGTCTAGGAGGGTATTACCTATGTGGAAGAGGATTCGGCTGCGTGGCGGGCATTGGACTTCGATACATGGGTAGTTGCCCTGGTGGAAGAAGGAATGCTGGCACTCGTAATGACCGAGTGGGATGCATCCGCCTTGGTTATCGGTCCAAAGTCCTTCCAGTGTGAAGCACTTGAACTGCACAGGGCCATTTGGGTCGGTGTAGAGGGAAAGGCGACCGAAGGTACCCATTGGTGTATATGCGAAGCGCTGGATCGTGATGTCCATTACTTCTGGTTCCCATCTTCATAGGTGGTGGTCACTCTTGGCCCTCCTCCGCCTTCAACTGAGGGTCACGGAATGGCCCAGCGATGCGCTGGCACTGCTTGTGCGGCTGCTCGCTTGGGTCCTAGAACCTTCATGGTTCCCTGTCCTTCCATTTCCTCTCCCGCAAGGCGGCGTCGAGTGTGTCCTCGGGTGTGTTTTCGAGTTGTAGGATGTCGATCAGTGCGCACGGATCGATACCTTTGCGACTGACTTCCCAGACGCCATTTTGCTCGCTGATCGACACGATCTGTCCGGGCCTGGCCAGCTCAACCAGACCACGCCACCGATCCGCGTCCGCTTTGACGGCGGCGAGCTGGGAGCGGAGGTAATCGATCTCCTCCGCCATGTTTCTCACGAGCTTCGACCCTTCCACCTGCGCGAGCTGGGAGCGTAGGGAATGAAGCCCATACAGCTCGTCGAGGGTCATCTCTCGCTGTGATGTATCGTCACTCATGGCATCTCCTTCGTGGGCGGGGTGAGTAGGGCGCGAGCCTGCTCACACAGCAGGCTCCACTCCACAGCTTTTCTGGCGGTGTAGCTGCCCTTCGCGTCGAATGTGGAATAGATGTCGAACGTGAACAGCCTCTCCAACGCCGCCTCTACCTGCGCGAGCCGGGCCTCGGCGGCGTCAGCACGCTGGCGCATCCGGTCGTAGTCGATAGCCTCGACGCACATCGCATGGATCTCTGGGTCTAACCACCGCTCCGCCGCATCTTCGGCGTATTCCGCCGCGTCGATGGCTGCTGGGGGCAGTCCGTTCGAAGACCCCGTTCCGGGCACCCGCGCCGCGTACATATCCCAGGCGCGCCGCTCTTCTTCCATTGTATGCTTGGGGTTGGTCACGGCCTGGGGTCCTCATCGGGATCTTCGAAGGAAGGCTCCAAGCCACATAGTGGATTGGTGCATTCCATACGGCCCTCACCGCGCGTGTCTGTTTCCCATTCTTCCCATTCTTTCTCTGCACCGCACACGTGGCAGTATTCCACCTCCTCGTATGGCTCATCAAGGGGAGGCTCCGGCATACGCTTGTAGTCACCTGAGGTGGTTTTGTAGATGGCCATTGGCTACTCTCCATTTATGCGAAGGTTGGATAGGCAGGCGCGCGGGTCCTGTGTGTCCATGCAGGCAATCTCTGCGACGCGCTGCTTTGCCCGCTCATGGATCGTGAAGCATGCCCAGATCCACGTTACCATGGCAACTGTGACAATTGTCAGTGAAACAACGCGGCCTGCCATTGTGATTTCGCTTCGTTCCATCACTGGGCTGGCTCCTCAGCGTCGGCGTCAGCGTCAGCGTCCATATATAGCGCATCCCAGCAACGGTCGCTGCAGATGCCACTGATGATCTGCTCGCGCTGCATGGGAGTGGCCCAGGGCCACACTTCTTGCACGTATGCTCCGTGGTTCCAGCGGCGCAGCTTCGCTTGGAAGTCCACATCCATGGAGAGGGATGGAACAAAGTTCCTGTGGCATACAGGGCAGGTTTTTATATAACTTGTGCTGGTCATATTTCCTCCGTTATCGGGCCGCAGAGCGGCTATTGGGCCAAAGTTGCGGACCTGCACCTTGTCGCGCAGCTCGACTTCCTGCAACGTCCCGAGTGCGTGCCACAGCGCGGTTTCCATTGCGTCCATCTGCGACATCGCCTGCTTCCCATCGGGTGTCATCGCGCGGTAACGGATCGGATGTTATCACAATCAGGCTGAGTTGTCAATATTTATTTTTCATCCTGCGGCGGGCAGCCGGGCGGCGGGCGGCGCGGGCGGAGCGGCGGGGGTCACACTGCGCAATTGTGCGAATGCACATTGGCACCGTATGTCCGCGATATATAAAGGTTATATCGTATGCGGCGCATATAGCACCCGTAACCCTGCGGAATCATTGGACAATTCGGTCGGGCCGCTATATAGCCCCCGAATATAGCGCCCCCGACCCAATATCACAATTGCATCTGGCCGATTTGCCCCCCTGGCCGCTTTGCCAACTGGCCGATTTGCCCACATCCAAAGGGGTAGCCCTGGCCCAAGTGTGCTAACCGGCCCCCAGTGGGGTACCTCTATATATCTAAAAAAAAATAAGTACTAATACTATATAGTGTGGAAAAAAAGCACAATTGCACACACTAGAACAAAAACCCACTAAATCCAATTGTAACATTGCTCCGGGGCGCTATATTTTTGCCGCTATATAGCGGCTATATAGCAAACTAACAATCAAATTTTGATTACAACTCACAAACACGGGCTTTGTATACAGCCCTGTCACAGCCCTGTGTAACAGACCTGTGACAGACTAGAAGAGTGGCAATCAAAATTTGATTACAAGTGCGCACAAGCGCATAAGTGCGCCAAAAGGCGCCCCCCGGCCACGAGCACCGGGGGGCCTTTCGTGGGCTATTCGCCCAGCGCGGCGAGCAGCTCCGCCCGCTGTTCAGGGGACAGTCCCGACAGCGCCATGCGCGCACGCGCTACCGGGTCAACGGTGGTTCGCGCCTGCGGTGCGATCTCGGCATGGAACGTGCGGCCTTCGATGGACTGCACGCTTCCGCCTTCCTTTCGCAAGGTGGCGCGGATGCGCCCCTGCGTGGCGATCACCACGGTACGGAGTGCGGCGTCCAAGATGGCATCCGCTGTCACCTTGGACATATCCACCGCGATGGTGACATTGGCCACCTTGCCTGCGCGGGCGTCTTCGGTGCTCAGCGCCACTTTCGCGGGCTTTCGCACGGTACGCGGTACGTTCACCACGACGGAGATCATTTCGTCAGTGGTCGCCATGTTCGCCGTCTTGTCATGCCTTGCCATTTTCATATCCCTCATTCCATTGTTTTGTTGCGCGGTCCACTCTGACCGCACGCACATTGTACCATCCGCACACACCATGTCAAGCCGATTCACGCATTTTTGTTTGACACGCAATGCCAAGTTGTGACAGCCCCCACTAAACACATTTATGTGTTACACATTTCAGTGTTACACAATATTGTGTAACATGTCCGCATACACACCAAAGTGTTGGGTGCGCATCCCAGCTGCCATCGGTGTGTGTGCCCAGCATGGGTGGGTGGGTAGGGCCCCCTCGGTTGGCACGATTCTTGCTCTGAACGTGATCTTCAAACAGATTCAATTTTGAACCTTTTAGTGTGAGCCCCTTCGCCTTACTGGGCATATTGGGCGCTGTGGGCGTGGTGGGCCGCGCGTGCCCGCGTGCCGCGCATATGAGTGTTGGGAAAGATGTATATTTTGGCCTTGACAATCTTCGGTCGATTTGATATGGTTGGTGCAAATGTCCGCCGCCCCATCCGCAGCCCGTCGCCCCGCTGGTCCAGCCGTTGCGATGCTGGCACCCGGGGGTCTGTCTCCAGAGGTACGTCGCCGCTTCCTGGCAATCAACCGGCTGCTGTTTGAGCAAAGTACCCCAGGGCGGCTTGCGCCGCACTCCCCGGGGCCCCTTTCCAAATTCGCGCCGGGCGACCACGAGCAGATCGAGCATATGCCCACTGTCAATCAAAATTTGATTGCAACTGCGGAGGCCCCATAAAGTGCCGGCCGGCTTTGACAAATGCCGCCGCGGCGGGGGCCGTGTGCGCACCGTGAGCGGCCCAGAGCTGGGTCTTGCACAGGATGAGTACATGCATGTGTGCTTTGATAAGCATGGCATGCATCGAGGGTATGTGAAGAAGAAAAACGCCGCAAACGCGGTAAAGGAACATGCGGAGAGACGCGAACGAAAGGGGTGATCTGCCTCTAACAATCCGTCTTTGGGATGCATTGCACTATGGGAACTGGACTACAAACGAGTAATAACAATCGCGGCCTCTCCGCTGATATCAAGTCGCTTGTACTGGCAACGCCGACTACCAACGCGCCGCGCCGGATCAAGCGGCTTACTATCGTACATCGGAGAATGATTGCTCTGCACCTACAGGGCCGATCATACAAGGAGATCGCAGAGATTGTCGGTCGCCGCCCCTCCACGGTCGCGGCAGTTCTCAGGAACCCTGCGTCGCAGGATATTATTGAGCGTGCTTGCAATGAGCACGATGGGAATCTAAAGGCACTGCTGCCACTCACGGCACTCGTGGTAAAGCGCGGCTTGCTGGACCCAGATGTAGAGGTTGGCCTCAAGGCCACTGACCAGCTGTATAGAATGCTCGGCCGGTACCGGGAGCAGGAGAAGGCCTCGCAGTCCGCCGAGGACGTAATTCGGCGCATCATTACACTTCGCAATGGCGATCAGGAAGTAACCATCGCTGAGGAACGTCGATGAAGCGGTTTGTTCTCTTCGCCCTTTTCCTCTTCACACCAGTACTAATGGCACCGGACTTTCCAGGGCAGGGCCTTGGTGGTGGTAATACCACTCCGATTCTGTTCAGTGCCTTGCCTGCCTGCAATGCGTCTACGCATGGACAGACCAGGAATGTGAAGGACTGCCTCGACGCGACCTGTGCTGCGGGGAGCGGGACACTTGCGCGTACGCTTATCTGCGACGTGAATACCTGGCGCGCAAGTCCTGATGGACAGGCAGCTGGTGGCGGGCTTCCGAGTAGCGGCAGTGGCGATCCTATCAACGGGTCTACGCCATGTAGTCAGGTCAATGAGTTGTATCTGAATACAGTGAAGGAAACGCAGTGGCGCTGCACCAACTCGACCACTGACACCTGGGAGCGGCTGACTGGCCTGGGTAATGCATGTATTCAGACTATTGGCAGTATGCAGGTACTGGATCAAGACTGTGATGGCAGTTATGAGCCGGATACCGGAGACGTACCTATTGATCCCCTAGGGATTGATGTGGTGGTGGACTTCACCGGCATGTCCGCCGACGCGGCGGAGGAGGCTGCGGCCGCCTCCATGCGGCCCTTCCTTGAGAATCCGCAGTCGGACAGTGTGCGTAACATCATCTGGACCGGCAACTGGAACGTGTCCTTTTCAGAGGCAAAGACCTACGGCACGAGCAACCTCACGGCGAAGACGCCACTGATTGCCCCCGTTGGTGCTCTGGACGGGGACAATCTACCAGCTGTGGACTGCTCGCGTGATGTCAGTGGTGGCTACATGAACATCATGATGGCTAACCTGAACGTCACCGTGGATAACACTGGACAGAACAAGATCTGGCACATCCTCACCAACTCGGCCAGCGACGTCTGCGGCTTCACCAGCGCAACAACCTCGAACGCGACTACGCTTGGGCGCATCACCTCCTGGCTTGCGTTCTCTGGCCGCATCACCGTCAACGGTGATAGTGACAACGTAGGCACCTGGCAGGAGCTGCGGCCACCGGCCTTGGTCGCGCAGACAGGCCACAGCACAGGGACGATTGTTCACTTCGGTTCCTTCGGTGGCACATCTGTGAACTATTCCAACCTCGACATCCAGGTCAACTGTGGTGGCCCGGACGATAACGACAACATCGGCATCGGTCTGCAGAACGCATTCTCCTCAAAGTTCAACAGCATTCGTGTGGGATCGTGTGGAGTAGGCATGCAGATCGGCGGCGGTGGTGGATATCGCCTTCCCACAGGTATCTACCTCGGTGCGAATGACATCGGCTTTGCTCAACTGAACGATCTCTGCGGCTCGCGCATCTGTGTGGCCAGTGACTGCGAGAGCGGGAACTGTTCCGGCGCCCGTCCCACTGGCTCTGTGTGGGCGAATGAAGGTGCTACGCACATCGACGGCGCGATCATCGAGGGGAACAACATCAACATTGCTATGCCTGGCGGAATCGAGCTCGACAGCGGTTACGCGCACTCCAACAGTACTGGTGGTAACCACCAGTGCACTGGTGCCGGAGCTCCTTACGCCTGTTGTACCGGCTCAGGTACCGGTACTTGCGCCGAGGGCGACCTCATCCTCGGTGCTGGTTTCAACAGCTCGACCAAGGAGCTCTGCTGCTACGACCCAGCTGGTGCGCCGACCTGTCAGGGCGTAAGTGAGCTCGGCTTCGCGACGGACGTGTGGATGGATGGACACTTCCGCAGCAATCGCGTCGCCAGTATGGACATCTGCTTCGGGCCTGGTGCGCACAACGCGCGTCCTGAGATTGCTCAGTTCATGCTCTCGGGCGTGGCTGGTGGCACCTACGCACAGGTCAAGGGCGGGAACTGGGGCGCGGACAACTGCACCGGCGTAGATGCCCCGTGGGACTGCTGTACGGGTGCTGGCGCTGGAGCGACCTGTGGCGCGCCCACCGTGCTCGCGGAAGAGCAGATTGACCTCTGGGGCGGCGGTGTGCCGGCCAACATCACTCCTCCGTCCAACTCGATGTGTACTGGCGCCGGTGTGCCGCTGCTCTGCTGCACCGGGGCCGGTACCGGGGACTGCGACTGGCAGGGGCGATGGATCGACCTCGATCCCAATGTCCGAGATGGAACCACATTTCCTACCACCTACATCAATCCAGGTGAGATGTTCTTCCTGGTCGATGGGCAGGTATCGGCAGGTATCTGCGATCCATCAGCGGGTACAGATGATATCCTCTGTATTCGCACCACGTCAGGTACCTGGATCCCAGTGTTCCCAGCCACTTCTGTTGGAGATGTCACTGATGTCTGGGGCTGCACTGGCGGCAACTGTAGTGCCCTCACTGCTGCGGCCGGAGACACACTCAACGCCTCCGCTGCGGATGAATCTATCCCAGTGAAGACCAGTAGCGGAGTCCCGCCAGGAACTGCCACATTTGGTGCTATGATGGTTACGGATGAGGTGACGGCGCCGGGGCTATACTTCGCGTCTGCCACCGATACCTGGACCGGTGTCGCTCCACGTACGCCGGGCTATATCACCTCCAATACGCATCCCCAGCTCTCCAATGAACGGGTCGTCACCGATACCAACTCCATCGACATGGACACAGGTACCTCAGGGCAGCTGAAGGCTCACGCTACCGGCATTGACAGTAATAGTAATGGCTCCAGGGAGTTCGTCTGCAACCTCACATCCGGCACTGTCTCCCTGTGTGTTACCGGCACCTGCTGCTGCGTGGACGGCGACGGAGGTGGCGCCTACGACACCTGCCTCTCCAGTGATGGTAGTATCTACCAGACAGATCCAGGCCCCAATGCCCGTATCGTCGCTATGCGAGAGAACCCAGCTTCCTGCCCTGACCCAGGTTCATTGGGTGGCACCTCACTTGGCGGCTTCTGCTTTGTTGGAGCTGCGCCCAGTTTCATCCACGATACCGCCGGGGTGACGAAGGAGCTTCAACAGCGGGTCGGCACTACCTGTGCAGTCAACAGCTCCATTCGGGTTATCAACCAGGATGGCACGGTGGACTGTGAAACAGACGATACCTCAGGCACGGTAACCATCAAGGAACAGGACGGCTCGCCCAGTGTGGCTGCGACCGCTCTGGACTTTGAGAACGAACATGGCTTTGTGCTGGTGGATGAGACCGGTGGTACCGCGCGAGCGGAGTTCAATCTCAGTGGCCACTCTGGCCGCAGCCTGAGCGCAAACACAACCACCTCCCCGGATAGCGTGGATGCGGACGCGGAGCTTTACACCCGCGAGTTCAGCATTGCGGTAAAGGCTCCTGCAGCCACCGATGATGTGCTGTTCCTGAAGGTGGCCAACACCATGACTCCTACCTCGTGGGACTGTGTGGCGCAGGGAGGAAGCGGGCTCACCACCATTGACTTTAGCGTGGAGGAGTGCAACACCTCCGGTGCCAGCTGTGCTGGGATCGGTGCTACAGCCACCATGACCACTGTGGATACGAATGTGCAGGATGCAGCCTTCACCGACACCACGCTTACAGCAGCGAACTGGCTCAAGGTGGTCATCGGCACTGTGACCTGGACCACGCCAGGCTTTGTGACCTGCTCGCTCAAGGCGACGATGAATGACTAAGCGACTGCTTCTCGCGCTGTTGATGCTGGCGCTGCCTGCAAGGGCAGACGGGCCTACGGTCATGGTGGGTTTTGGGGCGGCGGGTGGTGGCAGCGGCCTCTCTGTCGGGGTCAAGGACTGCGCACAGAGCGGGACGACGGTTAGCTCGCAGAGCACTACCGGCATCTCCATCACCTCAGGCAGCACTGTCGTAGTTGGAATCTCGTACACGACGTTCGGTGGTGGCTTCCAGGCCATTTGGATGGACGGTAGCCCTGCAAGTGGTGCCGTTCAGGTTGGCAGCCCGCAGACAGGCGGCGGCAATGAAGTTCGGATGTATTACATCCCGAATGTGTCCAGCGGGAGTCATACATTTGGGGTAGATGTAGCCAACGACTACGCAACAGTCTGCGCCGTTGAGATCATCGGCGCAAACACAAGTGATCCGTTTGATGTAGGAAGCGCCACCACAGATTCTACTGAGCCATACACCGGTACCGGGATAACAACCACTGTCGCAGACGCAGTGTTGGTTGCGTTCTTTGGACGCTTTGAGACCGGGGCGAACCCAAGCAGTCCAACAGAGTCTACATTCACGCTACAGGACTCTGAGCAAAACTGCACACTTGTAGTCTGCTCTGACATCTGGACTCGTATCGTCTCTAGCACTGGTACCTACAACGTCTCTAGCAATGACGCTGGGACAGATGGCGGTACGGCGATCCACCTTGCGGCAATCATCGAGTAGGTGAAACAGATGAAGAAGCTGATTCTACTCATCCTCTTGGCTATGCCGTACGACGCATACTCTGCCGCCTGCACCGACCAAGTGGACTGTCTGTGTGATTGTTATGCAAATACAGATGGTGTGGGAAATGATGTGGGCGGTGGCGTCTATGCTAACTCAACATGTCAGTCTATGGGTCGCCCTATTCGCTCTAGTGTTGTGGCCTGCGAAGACACTGAAGCGTCGAGTCTTACCGGACCAGAAGGATACGGCACGTCTACATACCCGTATGGCCCCTGGAATGATGGCGGCACGACGACAGTCGTAGGGTCGAATAGCTACTGGTCTCGTACCTATGGCAAGCAGTTCACAACTTCCTGGGAAAGTTGCACAGTAAGTAGTGGTGAGCAATGTCAAGTCGCTATGGGGTTTTGTTGTAGTGCGACGAATGTGTGGGGCGGTTGGGATGAGGGTGAGGGTGGATGTTCAACTCCAGGTGGGGCTTACGGATGTTACTTCCCGTGCGAGTGGACATCAGGCAATCCTTGGAATTGTGAACTCCCTGACGGCTCATATATAGATGTTGTCAGCTCTACTGCTGAGTTTGATGACGAGTGGAGTGGTCTCGGAATTCCAGACACGAACGGTACGAGTGATGATCGTGGAATCTGGGACGGCCAGAATGTGTGGGGACACAGAGTCCCAGCCGGAATCCTGACAACAAGTGGTGAGTCAGCAGGCGTCGGTACAGGCCATGTGGACTTTGGGGCATCGTATTCAACCATCGGCATTACGATGATGGTTGCTCTGGATGACTCTCAGACGGGATCTAGCTCACCATGCACCGCATCTAACTGGGCTTGGAAAGGTTTTGAGCCGGGTGTTGGCCAGCAAGCAAACGGTTCTGCGCTAGCTTACTCGTGGCCTATAAGCAATTGCGCGCAGTGCGCGACCTGCTTAGGTGGTACACAGAATAATACAGACTGCTATAGCCTTTCCGCTTATAGTGCCTGTCTTGCTGGTGGCGGTACTTGCCCTGGCGGCAACGAATCTGGGTGTAGTCCGTCTAAGTTTCCGGTGTCATTCAGCTTACGTTGGGATGGCGTAAATTCTACTGGGGCGGCGAGTGACTGTAGCGCCGCCACACAGACAATTGGTCACTGCAATGGGACGGGTGGCGGACAAGGATCGGGTGGTGTGGTTTCTTTCTGTCCAATCGCGTCAGTAACGCAATCAGCAAACGCGCCGGTTGGAGATTGGGTTTGCGTGCGGTCAAAGATTACAGGAATGAACACATCTTCTGGACGAGTAGAGCACTGGGTAAATGACGTAAAGTCAATTGACGTTAGTAACCTGAACTTCACACATCACTTTGCATCTTCTTGGAGGAGCTTGTTTCTCAACGGGTACGCCAACGTCAACCAGGGCGATGGATGCGACCAGACGGACAACGCAGGGAGACGCTGGTACGACAACATCGTGATCGTTGGTAACGGAGACCCGGTATCCTGTGCCGAGATTGGTGCAACGGCCGCTGACACCTGGACCATC